GGGCAATATCCTCTCCCGTGCTGTCTGATGCTTTCCGCTATCCGCTCCCGTTGGGGTCAGCGTTTGGGTCAGAAAAAAGCAACACCCTAAAAACGGAACTTACGAAAAGCAAAAGTCCTCGAAATCAGACGATTTCGAGGACTTTTGGTACACTCAGACTCCCCAAAATCGAACCCTGTCGCTTCTTCGGCGGCGGGGTTCTTTTCTACTCGGAAAGTCTTGGTTTTACAAGAGGTTAGGTTATATGCGGTAGTGATTTTATACCCGTCAGGTTCGTCCCACACTGTAACGGAGTTGACGAGCAAATCAATGAGCCGCCTGCGGAAGTCTTCGTCTTCGATGTTCCCGTATTTGAACTGACTCAACCAGAATACGATTTGGTCACGGTCAATTCGGTAGACGAATTTTTCCTCAGCTTTAATCTCTTTGTTGATGGTTTTCTTTTCATGTTCGAGCTGAACAAGGCGGTTCATCAATGTCTCAGAAGCAATACCCTTCTCGATAGCGGCGGTGATATTTGTGATTGACTTTTCGACCTCCGTTAACTGAGCGGTCAACTGCGGAATGTGCGTGTCGTTTATTAAATCCTGTTCGCTCTGCCGGATTGCCATGTCTGCGATTTCATCAATGAGCTGATCGGTCAAAAGGTTGAGAGCGTCACGGGCTACTATCCCTTCGATGTAATCTTTTTTCAAAGGCCGCTTATCACACCCAAGTTTTCTCTTTTTCGTGTAGCAGGAATAGTAGTGGTAGACCTTGCCGTGCCTACCGGCTCCGCTTTCACCGTTCATAGAAGCCCCACAATGACCGCAGAATAGCTTTCCAGACAAGAGGTAATCTACCTTAGCCTTGCCCCTTGCGGGGGCTGTGGCGGTCTTAGAAAGCCGCCGCTGTACCGTTTCAAACAGCTCCTTATCAATGATGGCGGGAATACCATTTTCGATGACAATATCCTTGTAGGTATAAGTGCCGATATAGCGAGTATTACGGAACATGGCCTTAAAACTGCTGCGGTTGAACTCCGTGTTTTTGGCAGTCTTATATCCGGCAGAGTTAAACTTTCGGCAAATGTCAGCTACGCTTTCGCCGTTGGCGTAAAGAGAGAACGCTTCTTGAACGATGTGGGCGGTGTCAGGGTCAACAACCAACTTATGATTTTCCACCTTGTACCCAAGGGGAATATGACCGCCTACACTGTGGCACTTCAAGGCAGACTCACGCATACCTCTCGTGACCTTCTGTGACAGCTCGGCAGAGAAAAACTCAGCCATACCCTCTAACACGGACTCCAAGATGATACTCTCAGGGCTGTCGGTAAGGTGTTCTGTGGCGGAGAGGACTTTCACGCCGTTCTTCCGCAGACGCATTTTCATAATTGCGCTATCGTTGCGGTTACGAGCAAAACGGTCGAGCTTCCAGACGATGACATATTCCCAATTCTGCTTTGCGCTATCCGCAACCATTTCCATGAGGTGAACCCGCTTTTCCACATCTTTGCGAGCGGTCGTTGCTCGGTCAACATAGATGGCTACAATGCGGTAGTGGTTTGCTTTACAGAAGGTGCGGCAGTCACGAAGCTGCCCTTCGATAGACTGGTCACTCTGGCCTGTGGAGCTATACCGAAGATAAAGAGCAACATCTTGATCGCCGTTGTAGAGCGTATATGGGTCTTCTTGAAATTGAGAGATTTCTTCCTCTGTCAGACAGGAGAGGTCGATTGGAAATTTTTTCATGCAAATCTCCTTTTTAACTCCATGACTCTACCGACAAAGCGCAATCGTCCAATTTCAACACCGCCAAAAACACGGGGAGGATAGTGTGGGTTAAAAGAGCGAAGGGTCACAGTATCTTCATCAATGCTGATTTTCTTAACAAATCCTTCTTCGTCATCAACAATGACAACCATAAGAGTATCTGTTTCAGGAGGTGTGTCTTTTTTAACCAGCACTAAATCGTGATCGTCTAAGACTGGCGACATACTATCCCCGTCCACTTGTAACCAGAAACAATCGTCACAGTCATATTCGGGGTCAACTTGTTCATACCCCAATGCTTCTTGCTGAGCGATGACACCTTTTCCTGCGGACGCATGACCAAAAATAGGTCGCTTGCAATTCTTTTCATAAGGTTCGGTGGTCAAACCAACAGAGGACAAGTGAAAGAGAGGGTCGTCAGTTTCACCTTTCAAATACTCAGCCGTTGTTCCAAGATTGATAGCGAGAGTTTTCAAGTCTTCATTTGAAATCATGCGGTCAGGCTTTTTATCTACATCATTCAAATAATATTTGGGGCGGTTGATAAGTTTGCAAATATAGGTGACGCTTTTCCCTTGTTGTTTAGCTAAATCTCTAATACGACTTGTGTTCATAAATACCTCCTTCAAAAAATATCCTACTTTTTTAGGATTTACTATTGACAATCCTACAAAGGTAGGATATACTTTGGATTGTGAACAAGAGATTTTGACAACAAAAACCCGACCCCCGAAAGGTTTTCTTTTTTCGGCGGTTGCTGTGGTCAATGGTTTAATTGTTTGGCAAGTAAATTGTACCATTACGCCCACTGGTTGTCAATAAATATTGTTCTCAATTCAAAGAAAGGAGAGGTTTTGTGAAAGAGCGTGAGAAAATTCGCTATCGCCTGAGCATCAATCACCTGTCGTTTGCATGGCTGATTGATATGCTCCGAAAGCGGGGGATTGAAACGAACGGCCCTGTCCTGAGTGCAATTCTCGCAGGGACTCGTAACGGCCCTTCTGTGGACAAGATCATCGCTGAGTCTATCGACATTCTGGACTGGTACGAGCGGCAGATTGGCGGTGTGTTATGAGCGACAGTGCATTTGCCCCGGAAGTGCGAGGACAGGCCAAAGCGTTCAGCTCACTCCTTGCTCGATCTGTCCGAGAGTTTTTCAAGGACGAAACGAACCGCAAGCAGTTCGAGAGCTGGTACGAGCAGAAGTACGGAACACCGTATCAATGGAAACCTATGGTTTGGAGGAACAGATAATGAAAAAGGTATTTGGAGTGTTGGCATTTCTTTCGTTTTTCTACCTGTTGGGTGTAGTTGGTGCGGTGGAGCAAGACACGATGGCTCTCGGCGCAGGCATGGTTCGTATGGGTATCGGCCTTGGCTGCTTCTGGTTGTTCTGTGAGCTGTCTGGTGCGTTTTATCCCGCCCCGCCGAGAAAAAGAAAGAGCCGCTGACGGAACTGGTACTTCCATCAACGGCAAGCGTAAAAGCTCAATCTGATTATATCAGAACCTATCATTTTGTAAAGGAGAACTTTATGAATAGCACGATTGCGAAACTCGCAGACGAGTTCGAGAAGATGGAGAAAACCATCGCTTCTCAGAAGAAGATGATCGAAACCCTTATGCCTACGGGCTATGTGGATACCGATACCGTCAAACTTCACCTTAATTCTGTGTATGGTGTCATGTTCGGCAGTCGCCCCTCCCTGAAGCGCTATAAGCTGGAAGACTGTTCTTGGGACGAGATCAATATGTATTCTTCCATCGGCCTTGCTGACAAGGTGTTCGAGGTCGGTGACACCAAGAAATTCCGTCTGGCTGATGGCTCTTACCTGACTGCCCGTATCATCGGGTTCAACCATGACTACGCTGAGGACGGCAGTCTGACCCACATCACCTTTGAAACCGTTGAAACCCTTGACGGTGACATTCCCATGAATGAGAAGTCTACCAACGAGGGCGGCTGGGACGCTTCCTACCTCCGTGCCAAGCTCAACGGCAACTTCTTCGAGAAGCAGCTTCCTGCTGATCTGAAAGCGGTCATCAAGCCCGTGGTGAAGATCACCGCAAAGAGCGGTAAGAACGAAATGCTGGTTCCTTCCGTTGACAAGCTGTTCGTTCTTTCTGAGCAGGAGGTCTTCGGTCGCAAGATTTATTCCTGCGGCGGTGAGGGTAAGTGGTACGAGTGGTACAAGCGAGAGAACACGCCCTACGGCAAGTGCAAGCAGAATGGTGAGAGGGATTGGAGATGGGAGCGTTCTCCTTATTCCGGCTTCATCAGCAACTTCTGTCGTGTGTACTACAACGGCACCGCCAGCTATTACTACGCCAGCAGCTCCTTTGGCGTGTCCTTCGGCTTCTGCATTTGATCGGGTATCTCGTAAATCCCGCCCCGTCAGGGGCGGTGAAAGGAGTGAAAACATGAATGTCAATCGCAAGGTTGGCACTAGCTTTGAAAGAGACTTATGCCTGAGCCTGTCGGGTTGTGGCTTTTGGGCGCACAACCTCGCTCAGAATAGTCAAGGTCAGCCGTTCGATGTAATTGCGGCTCGAAACGGTGTCAGCTATCCCATTGACTGTAAGGATTGTTCCAAGAACATTTTTAAGATGGAGCGTATCGAAGAAAACCAGTTTTCCGCCATGTCTCTTTGGGAAGAAACGGGAAACGGAGAGGGGTGGTTCGCTCTCCGAATGATGAACGGAGCTGTGTACTTTCTGTCCTTCACGGTGATACGCAATCTGTTCTTAATGAAGACCGTTCTCTCTGCGTCTGAAATCAGACAGTTCGGTATCACACTCGGAGAGTGGGTGTCCCAATGCAAGTAACTGTTGGCAATCAGCTCCGAATTGAAAATCCGTCTGAGCAGTTGCTTACATGGTGCAAGAAGCAGCTTATTCTTCCCAATCCTGAGTACGCCAAGAAAGTTCGTATGCACTTTTGGGTTGGCAACACCCCTGAGAAGTTGTACCTGTTCCAATGGGACGGTGACACGCTGGTTCTCCCCTATGGTTGTCTGAATGATGTGTTGGCGATGGATGATTGTCACATGAAGGTCAATCTTCCCACACCGACCGAGGTGGACTTCGGTTGCACCATTCCGCTCTATGACTACCAAGTGGAAGCCAAGGAAGCCCTGATAACTGCCTACTACGGTATTCTTCAAGCCCCTGCGGGGTGCGGTAAGACACAGATCGGAATTGCTGTTGCGGCAGATACAGGTCGAAGGACACTCTGGCTGACCCATACACGGGATTTGCTCGTACAGAGCAAAAGCCGAGCAGAGCAGTACATGAGTCCTTCTCTGACTGGCACGATCACCGAAGGCAGGGTTCAAATTGGTAAGGCAATCACCTTCGCCACGGTACAGACCATGTGCAATCTCGATCTGAGTCAATACCGTGATGTTTGGGATTGTATCATCGTGGACGAGTGCCACCGTGTAGCCGGAACCCCGACCGCTATGACACAGTTCTCAAAGGTGTTGAACGCTTTGGCAGCTCGGCACAAGTACGGTCTGTCCGCTACGGTTCACAGGGCAGACGGTATGATTGCCGCCACCTACGCTCTGCTGGGTGGGATTGCCTATCAAGTGCCGGAGGAAGCGGTGAAAGATAAGATCATGACCGTCAGCGTTTTACCCCGTGCCACACATCAAGGACTCAGCCGTGAGTTTTTGGACACGGACGGTACGATCATCTACGCCAAGTTGGTTAATTTCCTCGCTGACCGTTATCCCCGAAATAACTTGATTGTCGCTGACCTCGTGGCAAATCGAGATCACTACAATCTCATTCTCTCCGACCGGCTGACGCACTTGGAAACCCTGATGAACCGTCTTCCGCCAGACCTGAGAAAACAGGCGGTCATGATTGATGGGAAGATGACCACGAAGAAAGCCAAGGCTCTCCGAGAGCAGGCTATTGAGGAAATGCGGCAGGGGCGCAAGCGGTATCTGTTCGCTACCTACTCTCTGGCGAAAGAGGGGCTGGACATTCCCCGGCTCGACCGCTTGTACCTGACTACACCGCAGAAAGACTACGCTGTGATAACTCAGAGCATTGGTCGTATCGCTCGTACTTTCGAGGGAAAGGGGGAACCTATCGCCTACGATTATGTGGACGATGGCATCCAGTACCTCGTGCGAAGCTATAAGAAGCGGTGTACCACCTACCGCAAGTGCGGTTGTAAATTCATCGAGCAGGAGGTGTCAAAGTGAAAGTTTTGGTCGCTTGTGAAGAAAGTCAAGCGGTTTGTACTGCGTTCAGAGAGAGAGGTCACGAAGCCTACTCATGTGATATTCAGGAACCGTCAGGCGGACACCCCGAATGGCACATTCTCGGTGACGCTCTCGAAGCCGTCAAAGGCGGGAGCGTGACTACGATGGACGGACAGGTTCATGCCGTTGGTAAGTGGGATTTGCTGATTGCACATCCGCCATGTACTTACCTGACAAACGCCGGGGCAAGACACATTTGGAAAGGCGGTCAGTTGCAGCCAGATCGAGTGCAAAAGGGCATTTTGGCACGAGATTTGTTTATGCGTTTCTGGTATGCGGATATTCCGAGGGTGGTTATTGAAAATCCAGTTCCTTCTAAGATTTTCTGCCTACCTGAGTATTCCCAAATTGTTCAGCCTTTTCAATTCGGACACGCCGTAACCAAGAAAACCTGTCTGTGGGAAAGAGGGGTGCGCCCCTTGAAGCCAACAAACATCGTGGAACCGGTTAAGGGACGAAAGATGGTTTTGAAAAACGGAACTGTCCGCTACTCCTGTTGGGAAATGGATTGCGGTGGAAGTAAGGAGGAACGGGCGAAAGCTCGAAGCAAAACTTTCCCCGGTATTGCAAAGGCGATGGCTGACCAATGGGGAGGTGATGTCGGCAGTCATGGATAATCTCTTTATCTTCGACTGCGAATAGCAGTCTTTCAAGATGACTGGCTGTTCGTGTTCAAGCACAAAGACACAGGTGAATACACAGTCATTCACAACGACAATGACGCAATCTGGCAGTTTCTTCGAGAACAACCGCTTCTCTGTGGTTTCAATAACAAGGCGTATGACAATTTCATTTTAAAAGCTGTTGCAGATGATTGTACGCCGCAGGAAGTAAAAGCTCTGAGTGAATACCTCATTGATGGTGGACAGGGCTGGCAACACCCTCTTATGCGGGGCAATCCCGTATTCGTGACCTCGTTTGATATTCGTGACGATATGTACGAGGGTCTTTCGCTGAAAGCCTGTGAGGGTCATTTAGGAATGTCGGTGGTTGAAAGCTCTGTGCCGTTTGACCTCGATCGTCCTTTAACCGATGAAGAACTGGACGAAACGATTTTCTACTGTAAGCACGATGTCGACGCTACCGAAAAGCTGGTAGACCTCCGGCAATCGTATTTACAGACAAAGATCAATCTCGGTCGTAGAGTGGGTATCTCAGACGAAAAAGCCCTGTCTTGCACCAATGCCAAGCTAACTGCACTTATGCTGAACGCAAGGCGTAGAGAATGGAACGATGGTCGAGATTATGTCTATCCTCCAAGGTTAGATGTGTCCATTATCCCGCAAGAGATTTTGGATTTCTTCGACACCATTCACGACAAGTCAATCCCTGACGAAGTTCTTTTCAAAACCGCCCTGACCTACAAGTTTGGCGATTTCCCTTGCCGGTATGCGTGGGGTGGCGTTCATGGCTCAGTTAAAGGGTATCACGGCAAATCCACGGCGAAGCGGGTTATCCAAAACCGAGATGTTTCTTCGCTGTACCCCTCGCTGTTGGAATTGTTCCAGTATCTTTCCCGGAATGTACCTGACCCTCATGTGTTCTACAACATTCGCAAGGAACGCATACAGGCAAAGCATGACGGTAATGACCAGTTGGCGAAGGACTTGAAGCTCCCGCTCAACACTGTGTCGGGGGCGCAGGAGAACCGCTACAACGACCTCTACGACCCGTTGAAAACCCGTTCCATGCGAATATCGGGACAGCTTTTCCTGACAATGCTGCTTGTCCAGTTGCTTCAAGCGTGTAAGTCAATCGTCCTGCTGAACTTCAACACGGACGGTCTAATGTACGAGATTGACGCTGACGAGGTTCCCATTGTGGATAGCGTCTGTGCGGCGTGGGAGCAGACCACGGGGTTTGAATTGGAATTGGACGAGATTGACGAGGTTTGGATTAAAGATGTCAATAATCTCATTCTCCGAAAGACCAATGGCAAGGTCAAGTCAGTTGGCTCGTATGTTAGCTACGGCGCAACCTCGAAGGGTGCATGGCAGATCAATAATTCGATGGTCATTGTCAAGAAAGCCCTGATTGACTATTTCACGAAAGGCGTCCCGGTTCGAGAAACAATCATGGATAGTACTGACATTATGGATTTTCAGATCATCGCAAGAGCCGGTTCTTCCTATGACGGTGTTGTTCAGAAGATAGGCAATCGTGAGGTACAAGTCCAGAGAGTCAACCGTGTGTACGCAGTAGACCCGTTCAAAGATCGCCAATGGTTCGGTACGCTTTATGCTCTGCAAGGCGAAAGCTATAAGAAGATTGGCAATATCCCCGATCATTGTCTGGTAGACAACGACAACCATCTATCCCTTGATGAAATTGACAGAGAGTGGTATATCGCTACAACCGAAAAGAGAATTATGGACTTCCTTGGAGAGAAACGGCGAAGAAACACCCGCAGAGTCAATTCCATTAAGAAAAAATTATTAGAAATGTTGGAGGTGAATTGATGAAAGATTGGACAGGTACGGGAACATCGACATTCAAAACTATTGGTGCGTCCAATCATACTGAAAAAGAGCGTGAAACCCATGATTTCTATGCAACCGAACCAAAAGCGGCGGAGCTGCTATGCGATATATTCCGCTTTTCACCTTACATTTGGGAGTGTGCTTGCGGAGAGGGGCATTTATCCGAAGTTTTTGAGAAGCACGGATACTTGGTCAAATCTACGGATTTGATTGATCGTGGTTACGGGGAAGGTGGTATTGATTTTCTCCAATGCGACGAGCCATTTCCCGGAGATATTGTCACCAATCCTCCTTACAAGTATGCACAACAATTCGTTGAAAAAGCGCTCTCTCTTGTAAAAGAAGGAAATCATGTGGCGATGTTCTTGAAGCTCACTTTCATGGAAGGTCGAAAGCGAAAAGAGCTTTTTACGAAATCTCCACCCAAAGTAATTTATGTATCCAGCTCTCGCCTTTTGTGTGCGAAAAACGGCGAGTTTCAAAAGATGATTGAGGGTGGCGGTTCCGCTGTCGCCTACGGCTGGTACATTTGGGAAAAAGGTTTCACGGGAAATACCACAATCAAGTGGTTCAATTAAAAGGAGGATTATTAACTATGGCTACTACCAAGAAAGCTGCTGAAACTGCGGCGGTGGATTATTCCACCATGAATGTATTCCAGAAGTTGCAGCTTGCCCGTGTGCGCTTCCTCGAAGCAGGCGTGGACAAGAGCGGCAAGCACATGAAGCTCGAATATAAGTATTTCGAGCTGGCGGACATTGTTCCCAAGGCCGAGCAGATTTTTCTTGAAATCGGTCTGATGATGGTTCCGTCCATGTACGGCGACAAGGCGACCGCTCGTGTCTACAATGTCGATGACCGTGAGGACTTCATTGACTTCGTTGCACCGTACACCCCCATCGCTCCTATCATGTCTAACGCTGGCAATCAGGTCACAAACGAAATGCAGGCGACCGGCAGCTCCATCACCTACATTCGCCGCTACCTGTGGCAGCTCGTTCTTGACATTGTGGAGCATGACAGTATCGACAGCGGCGAGTTTGACACGACTCCCGCCCCTTCTCCCGCCGTCACGAAGAAGCCCCCTGTGACCACTGAACAGCGTCAGGAGATCAAGAAGGAGCTGACCGGCGCTCCTGCTGGTGCTGCCACTGAGGAACAGGTCGGTACGCTGAAAAGCCTGCTGAAAAAGCTCATGGATATTGACGCAGAGCAGGAACAGTTCGTGCAGACCATCGCCATGAAGACCGAGGGCTTTTCCAAGATCGAAGCCGACAAGTGTGACGCTCTGATCGAGGGCGTAAACAATATGCTGGCTGGCTACGAAATGAAAACGGCGAAGGAGGGCTAAGGCATGATTGAAATTGATTGTCGCAAGTGCGTCAATGCAGACTTGGAAGCGGATTGCTGTAAGCTCTACGGTAACAACCCTGATACTGCCGTTCAGGAATGTGCCGCTGACGAATTTGTGAATTATAAGGAGGTAAACAAAAATGGAATGGCTTGACGGCAACAAAATCCAGATTATCCCTCCCAAGCGTCCGAAGAAACTGACCGGTACTCGCTTTGCCACTATCCTCGGTCTGAACCCGTGGTCTACGCCGTTCGAGATTTGGTGTGAAGTGACCCGCACCTATCAGAAGCCGTTCGAGGATACGATCTACACCATCGCTGGTAAGACCATTGAACCTAAGCAGGCTGAGTACATGAAGCAGACCTACTTCATGAGCAATCTGGTCACACCGACCGACATTTGGGGCAAAGACTACTTCCGTCAGACCTACGGTGACTTCTTCAAAGAAAGCCCCGTTCTCGGCGGTATGTGGGACTACTTGCTCTATGACAAAGATGGTAAGCCCACCACCGTCCTCGAAATGAAGACTTCCAAGCGTGTCGAGGATTGGAAAGACGATATTCCTGAGTATTACGCTTTGCAGGCAGCGTTGTACGCTTACCTTCTCGGCGTGGACGAGGTTATCATGGTCGCTT